AAATTTGAGAAGTTTGGCTTCGTTGTTTTTTTGCCACTTATTTGTCCTCGTTGGGGAAGTCATAGTTCCAAAAGCAATCTTGAGATGTTGGAAGATAAATACCACCGACAAAAGCGGTGTTCTTTGGTCGGATTGTATCAAATGTACTGCCGGGATTTAAGAACAAAGGATAATCATTGGTGTATGTGCGAAGATAATCCCTCAATCTGTTGGCATAGTATTCCGCTTTGTCACGATAACGACCTTCAATCATTGTCATTTCCTCAACTGATACGGCACGAGCATTGTCACTCTCACGAGATGCAACCGATTTGTTCATTAATTTGAAGGTCATTGGAAGCATTGCTTCGGTCAATGTGTAATACTTCAAACACGGTGCAATGTACGAATCCAAAAGGGTAGTATTCAACTGGGTTAATGTCCCAGCAAATGCTTGTACTTGCAACTCATTGTAAATGCCTGAACCAATCACATCACGGATGTAGATTTCTTGAGCTTCTTTGATTGCTGACTTCAGCAACTTGTCATCCACATTCTCATTCAAAGGGGTATTGTCCTTGAGATAAGTGGTTGAAATGAAATATACAAAATTGGTCATCGTTTGATCCTCCTTAATAATTGTTGAACCCAAATATGTCTACATTGTGGGGTGTTCACATCCAATGTGGGGTTGTGATACCAACCACCTCTTCTCTTCCATACATCGTATCCCAATTGAGTTGACATTGCATTGATATCCTCTCTTGAATATACACGATTGCTTTCTGCAATCTGTCTGCAAAAATCACGAGTTGTATCAATCACCAATGCACCTTGAATCCCAGCGGCTAAACCATAACGATACCGCACGACAATCTCGGTTTCTAATCTCTTCACTTCTTCAACTCCTTTCGGGGTTGTTTCAAGACCATCCTCATATGATTTAATTAACTCCGCTTTGGCAAGTTTAGCAATGGCATCAGCAACAACCTTCGCATCCAACTTGGTGATGTTCACAATGTCCCCAACTTGAAGACCTTTGTTCTCTTTCAACACATTCAAGATGGCAGTTTCAACGGCATCCACAAATTCAAACTTGTACGCTTCAAAATTGTCTGCACTCTCTCCGTATTGTTGGAACACCTTGATGTCTCTTTCATCATCCCAGCCAAAGGGATTTTGTTTTGATAGGGCAACATTTAAAGGTTCTTCAATCTCATCAAATCCTAACTCTTTTCTTGCTTCGTTTCTGTCAATGATTCCAGCAGTAAACAAAGCCTGATAGTCAAGACCGATAGGCGGTTTGTTGATGGTTTCCAAGCGGACTGATGCGATAGGTTCAAGCAAGTAAGCAAAGGTATCGTCAATCTTTTGTTGGCGTGGTTCAATGTAGGCGTGGTGAAACATCTCATATGCTTCAATTAACTCCGTTCTGCCACCTAACTGCCCCTCTACACGCACTCCAAACAACATTGGAGAGTTGACCTTGTGTGCAACAAATATCTCTTGTTGTACGGTCTTATTCAAAAGGTCAAATTGCTTGTCAAAATCCGATGGCTGAAGGTTGGAAATGACCGATTCCTTCTCCGTAGGATCGTTGTACTGGATGATTAACCCACCAGCATTGTCCGTGCCTTGATAATTCTCTTTGAATCGTCTTGCAGTTGCACGAGCTTCTTCAGGTGTTGGGATTCCCTTGAACAACTGGATGTGAGTTTGTGCCGTGAATCCGTTCTTGATTGAATTCAAGTAGTAATTGGAAATCTCGGTGTCAACCTCAATGTATTTCAACGCACCTACATAATCAGGTAGCGGATATGTGCCTTCACCGGGACGATAGAATTGGCAATAGTACAATTGCTTTGATTCTCTCGTGATTGGGTTGTAGGGTTGATAATGAATCTTCTCCGCTTTGGTATCAGTCCAATCCGCACAATACACATACTCACCCTCTAAACCTTTGCGAACATCCTTGAATGGGATGTGATAGTATTCGCTCGGTGCGGTCTTGGCTTTGTTCCAAATTACCTCTACACAAAACCCATTGAACAACTCCGCATCGTATGCAATCTTCGCTTTGAGTTCCTCATAGGTCTCGTAAGCATTAATGTTCTTTAACTTTGCTTCGGCTTTGGCGATGTCGGTGGTGTTTTGTCCGAAAACATCAGTACCAATTCCAGCAACATATGAAGCTTTTGCAGAAACGATGGCATTGTGCTTGGGTGATTTGTTAAATAACTCTACGAGAAAATCGGGATAGAGATTGTCTGCTCCGAAAGTCACGAACCCCTTTGCCTTGTTCTCTTTGAAAACGGGCAACTTGTTGTCGTGAAAATTGATCCTTTGGAATATCATCACCTACAAATAGCAATCAATCCTTTTTGTTTGAGAACTTGTCAATAGATGTGAATCCAAGACAAGCAATCACGATGAACTCAACTGCACTTACCAATTCAGGAGAAGGTACAATATCAGCTGGGGACAAACTATTATGAGCCATTGTGCCAAACAAAACAAAAGCACCGATGATGCCAACGAATCGTTTTGATGACATCTCTCCTTTGTCACCTGTGAAAATTTCTAAAATGCGTTTCATATGTCGGAAGATAGCAAAAGTGTGTATGTGAAAGAGTTTCCGTGCAAGGTCGCTGCCTTTTTGACAATAGCCATAAACGAATCAAAGTCCGCTGACTTCTTGAACACCTGACATCCCTCGCTCCAGTTCTCAACATAGGTTGAATCTGCACCGGCTTTGTGAATGTTGATGCCGTAGATTCCTTCAGTAATGACCTTCTCATCAAATGTCATATCCTTATTGCTATCTCGGTATACCTTGAGTGGTTTCACTTGTCTCAACGCCTCATATTTGCCTTGATGCAGACCGATGGCGTGGCTTCCTTTGTACTGACCGGGAACTAAACGAGCAACACCTTGAGCGTTGTGAAATTCTTTCACTCCCTTTGTGCCGGGATCGGTTGTCGCTGCCCATTGTTTGAACACCCATTCACCGTTCACTTTGTAGGATACGGTTAAAAGGTCATCAAATACATTGGTGACTTTGTTGCCGATGGTGCGGATGCCGATGATGTTCAGGTTGTAGTCACCATTCTCAAAGAATGCGTAACCTTTTGCCTTCATTGCTACTTTGATTTTGTCTATCATTTCCCTTGTCCTTTATATGGTTTGGAACTCTTGTGCTTGTTCTTGTGTTTGGTATGTCTGCCCAATTTGTTTTTGGGTTTAGCACGGAATGTCGTGATGTTTACTTTGGCTGCCATAGGTAAACTCTAAAGTATTCAAAATCCTCTTTGCCTCCTTCGCTCACATAGTTCAAATATGCATCGTAAATCACTCCCTTGAATTGAATCGGTTGTGTGGTTGTATCAATTCCAGCACCCACCATCTTAACTGCAAAAACCTCAATCTTCTCCTCCATCTTTTCTACCTTCTCTTCCGCCTTGACAACTGCCTCTTTCAATTCTGCTTTCTCCGCCACCTTCTCCTCCACCATCTTGTCACTCATCTTGTGTGCCTGTTCAGTTGCAACCGATGCCTCTTGCAAATGACTGCTAATTTTCTCAAGCATCAATTCCACCTCATCCACTGGCACGGCTTTGGTCTTGGGTTGTGGCACGGCAACAATGGCGATACACAAACAAGCTGCAAAAATCAAAGTAAAGTGTTTCATAATTTTCTCATTGTATTCATTATACGAATCTCGGTAATCGCAGCAGCCAATGCACTATCGGATTTCTTAAGAGCATACGACAAGCGGTCAATCTTCAAATCAAGTGCATCAATCTTTTGGTTGCTCTTTTCAATCTGCTCCTTGTAGCCCGAGCGAAGGTCAACATAAAGATAAGACACAGCCAAAAGCATACAAAAAGCCACGGCAGCAACTGGGTTTTTACGGAATTGGTCAAAGCTAACAGGTAGCGCATTGGGTTTTACTTTCGGTGTTGTCATATCGGGAATGATGGGGGTGGGGGTGGGATGTATTCGGCTTCGGGTAAATCTAAAACCCAAGCGTATTGTGATACCTCAACTTCGGGCTTGTCCTCATCGGAAAGAAACAAAAACCAAACTCCATTTATATCTTGAACGCAATTAAAGAACTGATAAGGTGCGTAGTATTGCCCTTGTATCAAATCCTTTTGTTCGGGTGTAAGTGTGTAACCTATCATTATACTTGTCTTTTTAGGTTGTTGATTATTTCTTTAAACATATCGTTGTCATAAGTTCCTCGTGCCTTGTTTGCCCATACACAAACAAATTGTACATTGCCGTATTCATACCCCAAATCGTTGTCAACTCTATCCAAAGATAGCAAATAAGGATTAGATGTCATTTGACGCCTTTCATTGTATGTTTTGGGGCAAAGCATATTACTTCCAGTTAACGCACATTTATAATCTTGACAATACAAAACGCTTTGCAAGTATTCAATAGATACGTCAAATGGATAATTCCTAGATTTGGCATTTGCTTTCCATCTATTGTACAAAGCATTGTGAATGTCTTGTGTACCGCCTTTATTGCAATTTCTTGGTTTACGTTTCCCATCTGCCCAAACTTTTGCCATTACACTGCCTTTGCCTTTTAATCGGTCAATGCCATTTCGTTCTAAAAGCAATATCACTTTTTCAGCACCTATATTATATTTTTTTACCAATGCCAATTGAGTTGTCCCGCTTCTGTAATCTTTACACAAATCATCCTCGTAATCAAATTTCAATTGTTTGATGTTGGCGTACATCTCGGATTTACCCATCATCGGTATGCCTTGCATTTTTAACACCCTACGAACTCTGTCTGTAGTTGCGTTTAAATCAGTTGCAATTTGTTGTACGGTTTTCTTGCCATAGTTGCTCACAATGTAGTTAGCATCCAATGGTTTTAATGTTGACCATCTATTTCCCATAACACAAAGATACAACAGTGTAAGCATATTATCAAGGGGCTATGGCTCTAGAAAGGGTTGTTTGAAACGCTTGTACTGCGGTGTAAAGGTTTGATGCTTGGGTGTCGGTTAAGCCGTCACCAATGGATGAAAACGCACATTGTCTTACACTATAACTTGGAAATGATGTATCGTTACCACCTCCAAGGTATATATTTTGCGAACTTACCGTACTTGAAGAAGCGGTATTGGTATTTAATAAACTTCCATTGCGATATAATTTTAATGAAGTTGATGTAGTTCTACTCATTAAACCAAAAGCATTTGAAGTGGTTTGAGTTGATACTGCGGCATTTGTAGGATATGCTCCGCTTATCATCCCTATTTGTTGATTAAGTACAGTATATCGTAATGATAGTAAAAATGCAGTACCATTGCCATTACCGCTACCCAAATCCCAATTATCCCCAGTACTGTTTGTTCGTGAATAATATGACGCATGTGAATTATTTATTGTTAATTGTGTACTTGGATTTAATCCTGTATTCATATAGGCACTCGTTCCGTTAGGCGTTACCCCTGTACTCGCAAAAGTCCAACCGCTTGTAAATGTACCCGTAAAACTTGAACTCTTTAAGTTTTGAGCACACGCTGCCGCACTTGCTCCGACCATTGGATAAATGGCTTTCATTGCTGACCATATACCCGCACTTTTCAAATCGGCTACCAAAGTTTTTGTGGCGTTTTGTTCGGTTGTTGAAAGTGAACCACCTGCCGCAATAACTCGGTTATAGTATGCCAACCAATCTGGGTCTGCACTTGCAATCTGCGAGGCGATAATTCCGTGACTTGCTAAAATCATTACGCTATATCTCCAAATAAATACCACTCATTTTCAGCAATCTTCACCAAAGTTGCACCGCTATACTGGGCGTTCAATTTCAACTTTGCCCCATTGCTTCGGATAGTAACCCCACTTGTGGCAACGATGGTTGTTTGTCCCGCTCCGTATTGTGCCAAAAGAATCTGTGTGCCTGTGCTGAACGCTACTGAACTATTCAAAGGGACAGTCAAATTGTTTGCACTTCCCACATTCATCTCAACCAATTTGTCAGCATCACTTAAAACCAAAGTATAAGAAGCGGTTTGTCTGTTGGTTGTAATTAGTTTGCTTGTTTTTTCTGTTACAGAAGCGGTGCTTGCTTTGCCATCAATCTGCGTTTGAATGGCCGAAGTTACCCCGTCCAAATATCCGAACTCCGTAGAACTTACAACGCCCGTGCCTATTTTGTTCGCGTTTATTCCTGTTGGCATATCCGCAGCGTCCAATATATCGCCCGCAGTTACCAAGCCTTTCTCGTCG